AAATTGTTGAACCTCCAATGGGTTCTTCTAGAATTGAACAATTACTAGATCATTTAGAGGAGTATTGTACAGATAGAACAGCCGCAGGGGTTAAGAAAGAAGATATGATGTTTGGAAATGTATGGACAGATAAAGGAAAACACTATTTTATTTTTAGAGAATTTTTTAATAAGTTTTTATTAAAGAGAAGATGGACTGAAAAATATGATGAAACACTTATAATACTACGTGATAAATGCGGATGTGAAATTGTAAGAGAGACAGTAGGTAAGAAAAAAATAACGGTTACGAGCGTTAAGGAGTTTACTAAACAGGACAACGTTTATAGACCTAAACAATTTAAACCAAAGGATGTGTTTTAATATGAATGAAATGAGCAGTGATTTAGTTTTTTTAGTTGTACTCACAGCAGCATGGATATTAATAACATTATGAAAACAATAGTATTAGGACCACCAGGAACCGGGAAGACCACTACATTACTAAATGAAGTAGATAAATATTTGAAGAATACTGATCCAAATAAAATTGGATTCTTTTCTTTTACACAAAAAGCAGCTTACGAAGCTAGAGATAGAGCAATGAAGAAGTTTAATTTTAGTGAGGATGACTTACCATATTTTAGAACTCTACACTCATTGGCTTTTAGAAGATTAGGTTTAAAGAAGGAAGATGTTATGCAGTCTAAACACTATGAAGATTTGGGAAAGAAAATGAACGTACGATTAGATTATCATGACTATGATAACGACCAGACAGGAATATTTAATACTAATAATGATATTCTTAGAATTATACAACTAGCTAAACTACGAAACATAACACCAGAACAACAATTTAATTTAAGAGAACATACTCAAGATGTCTCATTAAGAGATCTTCTTATTTGTCATAACGAATTGAAATCATACAAAAGACAATACAATCTTATTGATTTTACAGACATGATTACAGAGTTTGTTAAGTCTGACGCATCACCTAAGTTTGATGTAGTATTCATAGATGAAGCTCAAGACTTATCTAGAATTCAATGGAATATGGCTAAATCTATATGGGATAAAACACAAGATAGTTTTATAGCAGGTGATGACGACCAAGCTGTATTTAGATGGGCTGGTGCAGATGTGGATAGTTTTATCACACAAAAAGGAAGGTTATTAAATCTTACTCAATCTTATAGAGTACCAAGAGCAGTTCACGATATAGCAATGAATATAGTGGGGAGAATCTCCAATAGAATTCATAAAGAATGGAAGCCACGGGTGCATGAAGGTTCGTTAAGCTATTATCATGATTTTCAAAACATAGATATGTCTAAAGGAGAATGGCTAGTGTTAGGAAGAACAAGATATATGTTAAATGATTTAGAAAATGTTCTATACTCTAGAGGACTATTTTACAAAAATAAATTTAAGAAAGCATACGAGCAAGATCTATATGATGCGGTATTTGATTGGGAATCAGCGCGTAAAGGTAAGCCTATAAATGCAGATCAGATTGCAAGAATTGCTTCTTATATGTCCCCTCAACATTATCAAAAAGAAGATATAAAATATTTAGACAAAGATCATTTTTATTCTTTAGAAGAACTCTATGAGAAAAAAGGTTTACATACTAAACAGGTATGGTATGAGGCATTTGACCAGGCTCCTGAAGACCGGGTTAGATACATTAGAAGGATGAGAGAAAACGGAGAAGAATTAAATAAAGAACCAAGGATTTTATTATCTACTATCCATGGTGCAAAAGGGGGAGAATCACAAAACGTAGTTCTCTTAACTGATCTGAGTAGAAATACTCAAACGAACTATGAAAGAAATCCTGATGATGAGAATAGATTATTTTATGTAGGTGCAACTAGAACAAAGGAACATTTACATATTGTTAGACCGAAAGATATATACAAGAGTTTTAGAATATGAGCAAAACATACAAAAGACAGGTAGGCGGGAAACATTATCAATCGATGGTTATTCAGCCTAGTGAATTTATCAACAAAAACAATATACCGTTCGCGGAAGGGAATGCTATTAAATACTTGTGTAGGCACAAGCAAAAAAATCAGAAGGAAGATTTATTAAAAGCAATCCATTACTGTGAGATGGCAATAGAAAGGGACTATGCAGATACCAATATTTAAACCACAAACAGAATGGACGGCACCAACAGACTTTCCAGATCTTTCCAAATACGATGAGATAGGAATTGACTTAGAAACAAAAGATCCAAACCTAAACGAAAGAATGGGTTCTGGTTCAGTTATAGGAGTCGGTGATGTTGTAGGGATCTCCTTAGCTACATGTGATTGGTGTGCTTATTATCCTATTGCTCATGAAGGTGGAGGAAACTTAGATAGAAAGATGGTCCTTAAATGGTTACAGGATCAAATGAGTACTAATTCAACTAAGATATTTCATAATGCAATGTATGACGTATGTTGGTTACGTAGATTAGGTATCAAAATTAATGGTAAGATTGTTGATACAATGATTGCTTCTGCAGTCATAAATGAAAATAGATTACGATATGATTTAAATGGAATTTGTAGAGATTACCTTGGCAAAGGAAAAGATGAATCAGCATTATATGAAGCTGCTAAGTCCTGGGGGGTAGATCCTAAAGCAGAGATGTATAAACTTCCAGCTATGCACGTTGGTGCTTATGCTGAGCGTGATGCACAACTCACATATGAGTTGTGGCAGGAATGTAAAAAAGAAATTTTATACCAAGACCTTCAAGCTATATTTGATATGGAAACAGAATTATTTCCTGCTTTGGTAGATATGAGGTTTCTCGGTGTACGTGTAAATCAAGAACAAGCAGCGATCGAAAAGAGAACCTTAATAGAACAAGAGAAAAAGATGCTTGGTGAAGTGTTAGCAAGTACGGGGATAGAAGTACAGATTTGGGCTGCAAGATCAATAGCCAAGGTATTTGAAAAATTAGGCCTTCCTTTTGATAGAACAGAAAAGACAGGAGCTCCTAGTTTTACTAAGAATTTTTTAGCTAATCACCCTCATGATGTGGTGAAATGTATAGCTAAAGCTAGAGAGATTAATAAAGCACATACAACTTTTATAGATACCATTCTAAAGTATAGCTGTAAGGGCCGTATCCACGCGGAGATTAACCAATTAAGAGGTGATGGGGGTGGGACAGTCACTGGAAGATTTTCGATGAATAACCCTAATTTACAGCAGATTCCTGCACGTAACAAGGATCTTGGACCACGGATCAGATCACTATTTCTACCGGAAGAAGGTAATCAGTGGGGTTGTTTTGACTACAATCAACAAGAACCAAGATTGGTAGTTCACTATGCTTCCTTATTAAATTTATACGGAGTTGATGATGTTGTTCATGCTTATATGGAAGGTGATGCAGACTTTCACCAAATTGTAGCTGATATGGCTGACATACCTAGAAGTCAAGCTAAGACAATTAATTTAGGATTATTTTATGGTATGGGAAAAAATAAATTACAAGCTGAACTTGGTATTAGTAAATTACAAGCTGCGGATCTATTTAAACAATACCACGGTAAAGTTCCTTTTGTTAAAGCTTTAATGGACGCAACTATGGAGAGAGCCCAAGAAGGTGGTCAGATTAGAACTATTCTAGGTCGACTGTGTAGGTTTCATTTATGGGAACCAAATCAATTCGGGATTCATAAAGCATTGCCACACGAAAAAGCGCTCTCGGAACACGGACCAGGAATTAAAAGAGCATATACTTACAAAGCTCTTAATAAATTAATTCAAGGATCTGCTGCAGACATGACAAAAAAAGCTATGATAGAACTACATAAAGAAGGAATCACTCCTCACCTTCAGGTACATGATGAATTAGATATATCTGTTAGTTCAGATAAAGAAGCAGAAAAAATAAAAGAAATAATGGAGAACGCAGTAACACTTGAAGTTCCTAATAAAGTAGATTATGAGTTTGGGAAGAATTGGGGACAAATAAAATGAGGATTGACTATGGCTTATTTAAATGCGAACATACCTGTAACATATGCACAAATAAGGAGAGAATATTTATATGACCTTAAACAACATCACGGCGAAGTTGAAGACTGTATTATCTTTGGTTTTGCGTCTATCACGGGCAGGCCTATCTTATTCCATGCAATTATGGAAAACGGCGCTATCTTCTATCGTCTCCCGATATCTGCCTTCATTCAAAGAGGCTTTGATATCAGTGAGGTTCCTAGGCCTAGACTTGATGAGCTGGAGCTTTGGAATTGTTTCAGTTATTATCCTTCTGTTACTACTTTCGATATTCTAGACGGACAATCAGGAAAATACTTCGGAAAAGACAAGAAATTGCACAGGGGCGCTTATCTTTTTACTATTGATTTTGCCCACCCAGAGAGTAATATAGTAGATACCGATCATTCGGAAATTCCGCACGAACATAAGTGCGCACACATAATGGCCCTTGAAGATGGCAATTATGCAGCACAACCCAACAATCGAATACTATGGGACATACCTTCCTTTACAGTGAAGAATGAAGTCCCTGATTGGAAAGTGCAAACCAGTGAATGGAATGTAGAAGACACTGGTAAGTGGAAAACAGAAGATACCGATAGGTTCTTCTATAACATTGAGGAGAAAAAAAATGATGATAAAAATTAAAAGATTCGTTAGAAAAATTTCTAACTGGGTTGTAAACCAATATAATAAATATAATAATTAAGCCAATGACACATAGATGTAAAAAATGCAACTGTAAATGTCACTGCAGTAAGGAACTACATGCAGATGTTTATGGTATGTGTACTTGTGAAAAGTGTACTTGCGGCCATAAAAAAGAAGAGGTCGTAGACGACACTCAGGAATGTGAATCATGTCAATAGGAGGCCGCGTGATTAAATGGATTAAAAAGAAGTGGGACCAGTTTCTAATTTGGTTCACAGACGGATTAGATAAGTAATGCCAAATAAACCTTTAAGACTATCAGAAGAAGCACAGGTTCAGATGCCGATGAAAACGGTTGCTAGTTTGATTTGTATGGTCGCGATTGGAACCTGGGCATATTTTGGGATCATTGAGACCCAAAATCGTGTATTAACTAAAGTAGAATTAATGTCTAAAGATTTAACTGAGAATACAGAATTTAGAATCAAATGGCCGCGGGGTCAACTTGGTTCGCTTCCCGCAGATAGCGAGCAATTTATGATGATCGAGGATCTTTATAAAACCGTAGATAAGTTAAATAAACATATCGAGAATATGGCATTGAATAAAGTTAACATCGAGTTTTTAAGAAAAC